TGATGAACGGAAGAGAAATAGCGCGCGTTATATTCGCCAATGACGAGCTTACAAACCTTCACCAAGAAGTTCGCACGGTAAATGAATACATAAAGTCCCTAGATTTAAATCCGTACGAAAACCCTGACGAAGTTCCTAGCGCAGAATATAAACCCCCCAGAACTTTCGACAAAACCGTCAATACAGTTAACAGGTACGTTAATAATACGATTGATAAAAATAAAATTACAAGTTCTGTCAAAAAGAATATTGATTCTTTGATAAACTATTTAAGCACTTATAGGTTCAGTCATCAAATTAATACTTACTCATCGCAGACAGACAGAGAGCTGTTCGAGAGCAGCTTCGTAAGGTATACCCACAATAAACCAGACTTATCTCAAGAAGAAGTAGATCAATACATAGTCCTTTCTACAGAAGTTATTATTGCCGCCAGCATCCAAAGAAGGACAGAAAGGCTTCAGATATTGCTTGATACGGCTGCGGAAGACACGGAAGGAAGACGTATCGCCATGGCCCTTGTAGACGCCATCAGCTCCGCCCAGACAGAGTACAACCAATGCATCAACAGGCAACAGAAGCTGTTGGAGCACTTAAAGCAAAAAAGAAGCGATGTACTTAAAAACAAGATAAAAGAAAACGCAAGCGTGCTAAACCTTGTCCAACTTTGGAAAGAAGAAGAAACCAGAAAAAAACTGATACAGCTTGCGAACGTAAGAAAGAAAGCCGTGGCAGATGAAATCGAAAACTTAACCGACATGGACGAAATTAAATGCAAAATCATGGGGATAAGTAAAGGAGAAGTTTTAGATGAGTAAAACCGACGCGCCAGAACCAACTTGCCAAGCTTGTCAAAAACAATTCGAAACACACAGACAACTACACGCGCACATTAAGGCTCATGATTTAAGGGTCGTAGGGTATTATCAAAAATATTTCCCAAGGCATGACCTTCATGACGGCGACATTATCAAGTATAAATCCTTAGAACAGTATTTTTCGACAGACTTTAACTCCAGAACCAATCTTAGGCTTTGGCTTAAATCGGCCCCGAAGAAAGAAGCCAAGACCTATTGCAGAAACACTCTATTAAAAAGAAAAAATGACAAAGGGCTTGTATATACCCCAACTCAGGTGGAGCTTAGAACAATACTTTCGCCGCCCATTCAATACTTGAGAGATATTTTAGATGGGTATTATAAGGTGTGCGAAGAGATGGGGTTCAAAAACAAATATCAATTACCGACAGAAATAGTTGAAGGTAAGGAGTATGCAAAGCCGCAGTATTCTATACACATAGACACAAGGGAGCAGCGACCCTTAAAGTTCGATGATTATCGCACTAAATCCACGACGCTATCCGTAGGGGACTATACTTTTAGTGAACCTAAATTGACATGCAATTGTTATATAGAAAGAAAATCTTTAGCTGACTTTATTTCCACCATGAGCGTTAAAAATTTAGAAAGATTTGAAAAAGAAATAGCAAGAGCTGAAGATGAAAATATCAATTTAATTATTTTGATAGAAGACACGTTAAGTCACGCGGTTAGCTTTAAATATTTACCTCATATATCAAAAAAAATAAAAGCAACGCCAGAATACATATTTCACAACGTACGAGAACTAATACAAAAATATCCACATATCCAATTCCTCTTCGTTGGAGGAAGAAGGGAAGCCGAAAGAGTTATTAAAAAAATATTCTTTAGTGGGTGTTTTTACAAACAAATAGATTTACAATACGCATACGATACGAAAGTTTTATAATGTGGTACTGCCCTGAAAAATACGAAACAGAGCCAGCAAACATCAATAAAAAGATGTTAGAAATGGAAGGCTTTTTGTCTGACAGAGAAGCGAAAATAACTTTAGCAAAGTTTTTACAAGCCAATCTAGGTTTTACTACTGAGCTATTATCGGGAATTAAACTTGCGACATACCAAGAGGTAACTCTTCGCGGCATGATGAATAGAAACTTTACGATGTGCGTGTGGGGGCGTGGTTGCGGTAAAACTTTTATAGCTTCGGTTTTTTGTTTTCTCCAGTGCATATTTAACCCCGGAACTAAGATATTAGTTGCTGGCCCAACGTTTCGTACGGCAAGGTTTATATTTAGCAACTTGGAAAAGATGGTTGAATCTAAAGGGGCAGAACTGCTGACCCAATGTTTCGGCGCAAAAATAAAACGCAATGACCAATTCGAGTGGTCTATTAATGGGGGAACCATAACAGCTATTCCTCTTAACGGGGAAAAGATTCGTGGCTTTCGCGCTAACGTCCTTTTGCTAGACGAGTACCTTTTATTGCCGGAAGACTTAATCAATACGGTTCTTATGCCGTTCTTGGTGGCTCCTCAAAACATGAAAGAGCGTATTGAAATTAGAGAAATGGAGGACAAGCTAATTGGATCCGGCCATATGACAGAAGAAGAAAGAATAGTGTTTGATAATGATTCAAAAATGATCGCCTTGTCCTCCGCGTCATACACGTTTGAAAATTTATACAGAACTTACAAAGATTGGTCAAATCATATTTACGACAACAAAAAAAGTGATTCCTCGTATTTTATTTCACAAATGGGGTACGAATCATTACCCGAGCACATGATCGATCAAACCATTATTGAAGCGGCTCAAGACGGAGGGACTTCAAACGCTTCCTTCCAAAGGGAATATTGTGCGATGTTTACTGATGGTAGCGATAGTTATTTTAGCGCAATTAAAATGCACGATTGCACTGTCCCAGACGGAGAAGAGCCAACAACCCTCATAAAGAAAAGGCAAGACAAAAAATACATAGTGGGTATTGACCCCAATATGAGTGATAGCCCAAGCGCAGATTATTTCGGTATAGCGATAATGGAAATTGACGAAGAAAAAGAAACCTCTACATTAGTGCATAATTATGCGGGGCTGGGGAACTTAAATAAGCACGTGCAATACCTTTATTATATATTAGAGAACTTTGATCCAGTTTTAATTTCTGTTGATAATGCTGGGTCAGACATGTTTCTCGACGCAGCTAACAACTCTAAGCTTTTTTTAGATAATAAAATTAATTTAAAAACAATTGAATTTGACTCCAACAAGGAGGGTACAGACTACATTAAACAAACAAGAGATTTTAAAAGAGCATATAATAAAGAAAACAGGCAAATAGCGTTCAATCAAGTTTTTTCAAGCGATTGGATAAGGAAGGCTAACGAGCTTCTTCAGGCTAATATTGATTATAAAAAAATATGGTTTGCCTCTAGAACGTCGGCAAATGGCTCCGAATTTGACAAACAAAGCACTTATAGGATAAACTTAAAACAAGTTAATGAAACAAATTTAGGAATGTTCATAGAAACTCAAGATGATCTAGTATATCAAGTTAAAAGACAATGCGCGCTAGTTGAAGTTAAAACCACAGCTAGGGGGACACAGACATTTGATCTTCCCCAGCATTTAAAGCGAAATATTAGCGCAAGTAGGGCAAGAAAAGATAACTACACGGCTTTATTGCTTGCAAACTGGGCTGTCAAATGTTACTTTGATATGCAAAATTATAAACTAGACGAAGGAAGTTCCACCTTTGTACCAAGAATGGTGTAATTAAAATGAGACTTTAAACAAAAAAATAATCTAAAATTTAAAAAAATGGACCAAAGTAAAGGAAACGTAAAAAGCTCGCCAAAAAAGGCGAAGAAACCCGCGAATAAACCCGCGAATAAACCTGCAAAGGCAATAAGCGGAGAACCCTTAATGACTTCTACGGCTTCGCACGAATCTTTAGCGTCTCACGTAGGTACAAGCTACAGAAGAAATAAAGCTGGCTCAATAGAAAGAACGGATAAATTTAAGAATATTGAAGATGGCCTTATACCGTTTAAAGCTTACAGCGGGGCCGGGTCGTCGGGAGTTTCTATCCGAGATGCTGTAATTTTGTGCCAGAAGGCTTATTATAACTTTTCGGTATTTAGGAACACAATCGACTTGATGACAGAATTTTCTACTAGCGAAATCTTTTTCGAAGGTGGAAGCAAAAAATCGAGAAACTTCTTCGAGTCTTTGTTTAACAAAGTAAACATCTGGGACTTGCAAGATAGATTCTTCAGAGAGTATTATAGATCAGGAAACGTTTTTCTTTACAGGTTTGATGCGAAATTAAAGCCTGCTGACGTAAAAAAAATTACCCAAACCTTTGGAGGAAAAACCTCTAAGGTAGAAATTCCCTATAGGTATGTGGTTTTAAACCCAGCGGACATATCGGTCGCCGGATCTTTAAATTTCAACCAAACCAAAAAATATCACAAAGTGCTTACCGACTATGAACTAGAGAAAATAAGAAACCCCAAGACTCAAGAAGATAGTGAAATTTATGATGCGCTTCCGGAGGCAACCAAGAAAGCTATAAAAAATTCGCCGCTTGCAAACTCAGTGACCATTGAGCTAGACGGAGAAAGATTTTCAGCAATTTTTTACAAAAAACAAGACTACGAGCCGTACGCCGTACCTATGGGGTACCCGGTTTTAGAAGATTTAAATCATAAGGCTGAACTTAAAAGAATGGACATGGCTATTACGAGGACTGTTCAACAGGCAATCCTTATCGTGACCATGGGCACTGAGCCGGATAAGGGCGGCATAAATCAGGAGAATCTAGCTAAGATGCAAGCGCTTTTCGAAAACCAATCTGTAGGAAGAGTTTTGATCGCAGACTACACGACTGAAGCTAAATTTGTTATCCCTCAGGTTTCGGATATTCTTGATCCAAAAAAATACGAAGTTGTCAATGCAGACATTAACGCCGGACTTAACAACATGCTCACCGGCGTAGGCTCTAGTGGAGAAAAATTTGCGAATCAACAGGGAAAGGTAGAAGTATTCATCGCTAGGCTTAGGCAAGCTAGGAAAACGTTTTTGAACGACTTTCTTTTACCTGAGGTAAAAAGGGTGTCCAAAGTTCTTGGTTTTAAAAATTACCCCGTCCCTAAGTTTGAAGAAATCTTGCTAAGAGACAATACTCAGAAATACAGAGTGTACACCAGAATGGCCGAGCTTGGACTACTCACTCCGGAGGAACTTTTCAAAGCCCTCAACACAAATAGACTTCCGAACGAGGAAGATTCTCATGAGGCTCAAAAGAAATACATAGACGACAGAGACGATGGTCTCTATTTCCCTCTTGTTGGCGGATCACCCGTAGATAACCCAGCTATGGAAAAGTGGACCCCGCAAGAAGTCGCTCACCCAGAGCTACAAAAACAAAATGTCCCCCCCGCCGCTAAAAAACCCACGGAGGACACGACAAAGAAGAGTCAAACTACTTCTCCGAATAACGGAAGGCCCTCGGGGACAGATGGTGTTCCTCAAGAAAGAGCGTCGAAGGGAAAATTTAATCTTGAGCAGGTTAAAGATAATATAATTAAGTCTCAAGACCTAGAAAAGAAAGTTGAAAAAGAGCTTAGAAAAACGCACAAGAAGACAAGACTCTCAAAGGCGCAAAAGGAAGTAGCCAAGACCATAGGCGAAATTATCGCAGTCAATGAAGCTCCAGAGGATTGGGGCGCTTCTGTTTCTAAATATTGCAAGACCCCGACAGATCAAAACGAAAAACAAGTTAAAGCTGTGGAAGAAATAGCTTTCGAACACCAGCTAGACATGTTCATGGCTAGCATGCTGTATCACAGTAAGGCAAAGGAACAAAAATGACTTTTAGAGATACAGGAAAAAGAGACCCCGGGAATACCATAAGCAGAGACGCCGCTTATCTAGACGCAAATAACGGTTTGCTTATTCCTGCGTGCGCAGCAGACAAGAGCATTATTATATATGACATTTTAGTGTCTTCTGGCTCAGGCAAGTTAGGCACTGCTGCCGACGGAGGGGGAACACGGATTTGCCTTATAAACGCAGGAAACAATCATACGCGCGCCATAGTGCCTAAGGGGCAAGCCGTA